CACTTGTGCTGTAAAGAACTACGCAATCAAGATCGTATGAAAGGTATTGATATAAATAATTATCTTCCAGAGTTTAGTCAGATAATGATTGATACTGAGATTCTATTTTAACTACATCATCCCAAGAGTAGAATTGTTGTTGATCTATAGACCACAGGCGTTGTGATTCTCTATACCCATTGATATTCTCAAATACTCCGACGGTAAACGCTATACTCCACGTATTGAACCAATCATCAATTGCCCATTGATTGATTAACTCTTGGATACTGCAAACTCTATTGGGCCAATCTAGTGTATACGGTAATTGTTGACTTTGGTAGTCATTAAAGAATTTCAACTGTGAATCATTTAACTTAATGCCTAACAGAGATTCAATAAAACTTTGATTGTCAATATCAGCATAATCTATACAACCGTTTGTAGGGATAATATTGTCTATATATTTCTTCCACTCAACAATATGAATAAGATGATTATCAACAGCGTTAGATAATGTTGTGGTTAATTTTTTGTGTGATATATTCCATAAGACGTTGCCTACTTTGTTATAGGGATAGATCTGTATAATTTTAGCTTTAGGGAATGTTGTAGTTAATAACTGTTGATCAAAATTATGTGTTACTACTGCTATGTGATTGTTTAATTTGCCAAGCTCGTATTCTAAATTTTGTCTGCCATTGATAGCTAGAACTTTGGGGTGTTGATCCCCATCGACTTTGAAAGTTAATTGATCGTTAAGATTATAATCAGCATATAGTCTGGCCAGGAAATTACCTGAGCACCCTTCTAGATGACTGACTACAAGTTGAACTTGGTCTTTAATGCTGTTGCCCATAATTGGTGTGTTTTAATTCCTGGGTGCATTTTATCTTCTGCTTTGTCAACCATAGTTTCATAGGTCAAGGAGAATATAAGCGGATGGGTGTACTCATCTATTATGAATACTGTTGCGTTAGGTAATGTTAAAGTTGACTTATTGTATTTAGATTCTCTTAACTGTAATATTACATTGCCTAACGGATTAACCTGTTTATAATGATCAATAATATCATCGTTGGTCATCAAGAATCCAGCAGTAGCGTAACAATTAATTTTATAATTGCCTAGTTGTTGATGCCAGCATTGATCAAACTCTAGACCTACACCAAAACTAAAGCTACTACCAAATATGGAGATATCGGGTGTTGGATGATGTTCTGGCCCACGATACCCAATACTATTAAATTTATAATTTATTTTGTTGCCGGAAGTGTGTCTAGCAAAGTAATCATATTTCTTAGAAGAATATTTTCCTAACCAATCCTTGTAGGACTTAACAAATCCAGATTCGTAGGACATTCGTTAATCTGAAGTATTCTTAAGACCGGCTAGCATGCTCTTAAGTTTACTACTATCTACACCAGCTTGTATTTTAGATTCTTCGCTAGGTGCTACTGTTGACCCTGTTTTGATCTGACTCAGGATATTAGTCGCGCCAACTCCACGTAGGCCACTTTCTTGTGCTTCTTCACCCGGGTCAGTGATGCGTAGACTTTCTAAATCAAACTCTAGATCTACTTTCATACCTACACCTGAACTACTACGTGTCTTCATAAGTTGTAATTGATAACGACCACGTTCACGCATGGCCCTTGATGTAAAGATACCAAACACGTTATCCGCTGTGTTGATCTTTGACAAGCCACCTGCAATATGACTGTGATCAAATTCAATCTCTTCTACCGCGCCGCGATTAAGTTGTGATGCTGTGATCATTAATATATTAAGTTCACGTGCTAGATTACGTAGTTCTTCTGATACATATTTGTCTTTGACAAACAAGTCATTTGGGCTGACTTTAGCACTGACTGGCATGACCAAGTCTAAATAGTCTACCATGATAAAGTCTATTCGTAATCCTGACTGCACTTGTAGTTCTTTAAGATAAGAACGGATCTGATTTACATTACTCTGTGCTGGCATATACTTAATACGCAGAGCACCTGACTTTTTACCTACCATCTTGACTTTCATTTCAACTGTGTCAAGGTCCTTGAACACCTCTTTAGTGCTACAGTTGGCTACCATACTGTCCATACGCATAGCACACAGGCCTTCACTTAATTCTAAGGTTAGGAACACACCATTAAGCCCTTGTGTTACCCAATTAATCGCTATGTTCTGCATGAATAAACTTTTACCACTACCTGATCCACCAGCAAAGATATTAAGTTCACCACGGTTCATGCCACCAAATAATCTTTTGTCTAAAGTTGGCCAGCCAGTGCTTACCTGTCCGTTATTACTTTTAATCGCCAATAATCTAGCACGTGGATCCAAGAAATAGTCAGTGCCCATGTCTTTGGTCAAACTTATTTGTACCGCGTCTTTGATCAATTTCTCTACAGGATCATAATCACCCTTCTCCAACAAGTCTGCTGATTTAAGGATCGCACGTTCAAGTTCATTCCTGCGAGTAAAGCCTTCAAACTCTGCCATGAACCAACTGTAGTGATCTTCTGTTAGATCTGGCACACGTTTAAGATCGACACCTGTGACTGCCCGGACCTGCTCATGTGTGGGCATGGCCTTGTGATCATCTGTGTGGGTTTTGATAAACTTAGCCACTTCACGTAAACTTCTATCAAAGTTTTCTGGATTGTAGATATTCTGCACCCGCACATAACTCTGTGCGTCTTCTAGCATCATTTCTAAAAATAGTTTCTGTAGTTCTGGGGAGTATTCTTTTGTCATAAATTTATATTTTATATCGTTGACAAATTAATTCAAATATATCATCATTTTGTGTTATTGCTAGTAAACACTCAACTTTTTTAACAAAATGTGATTTGTAATTTATATTATATAACGAACAAAAACTAGAAAAAATTTCTAATGTTTCATCAATAAATTCATAGGCATCATGTGACACATGATGAAGAAATAATGTTTGTTCTCCCATTAAAAATGGAACCCATTGTTTATTCTTATTAAGAAATTCATCAATTGACTTATCTACTCCTTCCCAGGCATAATCATCTAACATTAAAATTCCATTGCGCGATAGATGATGAATATACTTTTCTATTTCATTTATTGTTAGTGGGTATGTATGAGCTGTATCAATATTAATTAAATTATATTCGCACGTGGGATTAAATACTAAACTATCTATTTTTATTATATCAATAGTTTTATTTTTTATCATCTCAGTGTTTTTATAAAATAAATCATATAATTTCATATTTGGATTAATGTCAATAGCTGTTAGTCTACTGTTTGGTGGTGAAGCTTCTATCATTGCCCCAAACGTTTTTCCTTCATTGAATCCAACTTCTAATATATTTGATAATTTAAAAAATTTAATTATGTAGAAAACTAATGCCATATCAATATTAGTTCTCATATTCTCATAATTAACATTATTTTTTAAAATTTGTGTATTATAAAAATTAGTCATATATAGTTAATTATACAGTTTCTTTTTCATTAGTTCAATCTTGAGTTTGCTCGATTGTTTACTGTCTAAGATAGTTTTCAGCACAAACAGTTTACCATATTTTACAGTTGCTTCATTGATATCTTTGCAGGTTTCTAACCACACAGGGTAGCTAACACTCCACCCATATTCGATTGCATTGTTGATCATCCGAGCACCGGCCCGATCTCTATCTGCTACTACGATCACTTCCTTACCTAGGCTTTCTATAATGTCAGCCTGTGTTTCATTGCACTCATTGTTCAACACCGCTACACCATCTATGCTCATAGCATCAAACGGACCTTCACAGACTATGACAAACTTGCTGTCTGCTAGTTGATTATTAATATTGAATACAAAGTTGGGTTCATAGTTGCTGTGATATTTTGGTTTAACTCCGTCATTGACAGCACGAGCAGTATAACCAATAGTCCTACCTTGCCAAACAAACGGTATGATGATTCTCTTGTGTAGATTATATTGTTCTTGACGAGTTGCGTAAAACTGATATTTGGCTATGTTGATTTTGCGTGCCACGCAATATTCCAATGCTGGATGGACATAATCTAGTGCGACTAAATTCTCTGCATCTTCTGGTAGGTCACGAGCTTTGAAATCAATCTTTTCTTCTTCAGCTTCTGCTTTTACTTCTTCTGGTGCAACCAATTCACGGACGCGGATGGCTTCGATGACTAACCGTTTTATATCTGTATCATCTGCACCTAACCATTTTAGCAGCTTACGGAATTTGAATGTTAGATGACGCCCAGGTTGATAGCTGGCTTTGAAATTACAGTTGAAACAATGGAAAGACACGCTACCATCTGGATTAGCTGTTAAGCCGCCACGACCACGGGTATCTGCACTCTCACCGTTATGATGACAACAAGGTGCGTTGAAGCTGGTCCAACCACTGGGTGTGGTTTTCTTTTTTGTAGGTAAAATACCTTTAATGAAGTCGCTTATGATATTCAGCATATACTATATTATACACTGATTTTTTGGTTAGAACAAGAGTTTTTGATTATGCTAGTCCGTATCTACCGCGTAAGGCGTTAAAGTTTTGTGTGATCTCATCAGCTGACAAGGCACGATCGTAGATCATTGCTGTGGCTATGTTTCCAGTGAAAAATCTACCACCAAGATCATCTTGACCAATTTTTATATCGTCTAGGGTAGTGCTGGTATGAGACACAGTATTAGTGGCAGAGGTGATTCCACTGGATTGACACAGATATGCTGTTGCTGAGGTGCTGGTAACGGAAACTGCAATCATGCACCATGTCAAATCTGGTATGGTCAATCCACTATCCCAGGTATAGGTATTAACAGCATTGTTCCAAGTATATGAAATTTTATTAGTTATACCAAAAAACGATATGCCAGTAGCAGTTGCACTTCTAGAATATATGATACCGTCAAAATCGTCCTGGGATCCGTTTCGTCTCATCCAGATTACAAATG